CGTGGGTGGATAAATGTTCTCCTCTCACCATTCGCATCATACAAAGCTGTGTTCACAGCAGTAATCTTATCTCTAATTTTCCAGGGTGATTTTGGACTCATAACTGTAAATCCATTCCTTCTTAAAATCGTATGGTCAGTTACACCTACACCACTGGTTTTTCTCGCACTACCCGTTGGGTCGGGACAGGCAATCACTCTACGATCCACACCATATCTTCTTACAACCTCTTCCGCAAAATCCCAAGTTGTTGCCCCACCCGTCAACATAATCTCATCAAATACATAAAGACAGTCATTGTGCTTTACAGCACAGATTCCTGCCATCGGATCTACGTTAAAATCCAGCCCAATTAACAAAGGCATCAAATGTAAATCAACAGATTCTGTCGAAATATTCTCATCATCAAAACTTACAGCTACTAATCCTGTTAAATTCTCAAAACTAGCCTCAAATTCTTGCCTGAATGTTCTCGCATCTAATTGCCCCCTGGCTGCTTCAACTTCTTCTTCCGCAACATTACCCCCCTCTATAGTCGTAAAACTCCATCTTTGCCAATCATCTCTATCGGTTTCTCCGCAGAAACACCACATATCATAAAACCAACTAGCAGTTCCATCAGGTGTACTAATAAACAATGCCCAACCCTGCTTATCAGCCAATGCAGGTCTTATGACTTCTGCCCATACGTCTTGATCCATAAATGCAGCTTCGTCTAAAACAACACCTGATAAACTCCTACCTCTCAAAGCCATCGCATTTTCTGTTCCTTTCAACTCAATCGTTGATCCATTTATTAATTCAATTCTCAAATCTGTCTCGTTTTTAGATTGCACCCAAATCTTAGGAACTAACCTCTTCAACTCCTTCCACGCAATATCCTTCGCCATGCGATATGTCGGAGCACAATAGAAATATGTCTCCCCTGGTCGATTTATCGCTCCACGAAGTAGTTCTATACAGGAAAGGTAGGATTTTCCAAACCTTCGGCCAGCTACAAGTACTCGAAATCTTTTATTGCTGTTAAAAACTTCGCCCTGGGCATATCTTAAACTGATTTCTGGTGCGGTTTTTACAGCCATACACTAAAAAATAACAAATTTTTCAACTAATACCCCCTATTTATAGCCTAAATTCACTTTTCTAGGTTATCATTCAATTAATCACTTTATTCTGATTGAGTCCGTGGCTGAATCATGCTTATCTGGTTTCGTTCCAGAAGATTTTAAACAAGAAGTACAGGTTAAGAAAAAAAGACGTTCTAAATTTGCTTGCAATACACAGGAGCATATTCAACTTAGAAGTCAAAGATTGTATTCTCGTCAGTTAGATGGGAAGACAACAAGGCAACTTGTTCTCGAACATGCAAAGATAGAAGGTATTTCAGAAACTTCTGCTTGGAGCGATTGGGGCAGGGTTAAGGTTTGGAATAATGAAGACTGGGAAAAAGATAGAGAAAATATGCTTCCTAGACTTCAAGCTATGAGAGTTAGATTATTTAACAAGGCAATATCTAAAGGACAACTACAAACAGCAGCACAAATACTCGATTCATTAGGCAAGGTTATCGGAGAGTCTGTAGAGACAGTCAATATTCAAGCACCTGAACTATCTATTAAAGTAGAACAAAAGCAGTAGTAACTCTGTATTAGTAACGAAGATTACGAGAATATATTTAAGTTGTACGGGAACATATGATACGTAACAAATGTTACAACACTACCCCCTATATGTATCATAGTGATGTCATATATGATTACTCATAATGTCATAAATAATCATTTAATATGTCACTTGTAGCACCATTCTATGTATCAGTTTGAAGTAGTCCTGATACCAGTATGGTACAATTAAATACATAGGGAGCAATTCAGCTTTCTATCTACTTCAGGCAGAGGGGTTGAAAACCTCGCCAACGTAGCAGCACTTGCGTCACACGTACGCTAGGGAGCGTGGATTCATTCCCTAAATGAGCTAACACCTGAAGCAGTTCTAACTTTTCCCTTTACCTCTAGGCTGATCCACTCGCAGCCCTGAAGCCCTTCAACCTTCTCTTAGTTACTTCTTAACCCTGAGACTCTGAAGCAGCAACAGACTCGCAGCAATAGGCCAGCCTAAAGGTAAAAGGAACACCCTTTTATCTTTGTTCACTTATCCAAAAATTTTTGACATGACTTATGCAGTTATGACCTACAAGGGAGCTTTTGACGGCTGGCAAGATGCAAGCGACAACAACATCCGCAAGCATCAAAAGGACGCTCTGGACTATTGCGAATTACTTTCAAAAGTAAGACCGCAGTACATCCATAAAGTTCAAGTATTATCTGAGCCTAGTTTGCCTTTATTTTCATCTTTGAGAATTGGCGCACCAAAAAACGAAGTCTACACACTTCCAAAAGGTCAATACTTGACAGTTAGAAAGAGAAATCTTTTTCAACGTATCGTTAGGAGGTTATTCTTTTGATGACTGAAGAAGAGAACCTTTACTACTTCGGACGATGGGAAGAGCTGGAAAAGCTCTTTCCTGATCCCTTTTACTATGATTTTGAATTTCAGGAGCAAACAAAAAATGAACAAAATTAAATTTTTAGTCATTTTCTTTTCTTTGGGATATTCGTTTTATTTTGGGAGCATCTTATTTGATGCTCTTTACACAATTCAAAACGATCATTTGTCAACTTACTCAAAACTTTTAGATTAACCATGAAAAATTGTTCTATCCCTGAGTCTCTCAGGGGTCTTGTAATAAAAACAAAATATCTAGGAGCTACTGACTACAAGCAAGCAAGAATCAAAGCTTCACATTTGCGTGAAGATGGAGTTACATATAGTAAAACCATTGAAAAAGACTTTGATCTTGAACCTTCAGAAAATGCTTTTAATGCGGCTCAAGAATTAGTCAACTCTTGGCCGCTTGCAGAATACAACCCAAATATGAAAATAGTTTCTATGGGTTGGGATTATGCAAATTATTATTTTGTAGTTATTTAATGGGGAATAAATTTCCCCATTTTTTCTAAAAAAAATTCATTTATCCTAAAAAAATCATGCCAGCTATTAAAACGAAAAAAGCTCAAATTAAACCTGAAGAGCTAATCGTGAATGAATTAATTCAAGCGATTGAATCAGGAAAAGGGAAAAATTTATGGCGTAAAGAATGGTCAGTTAAAGGCGGTTTTAGAAACGTCTTAACTGGGCATGAGTATCAGGGCTCTAACCCTGCTCTGTTATGTTTACAGAGTTCTATCAGGGGTTGGCATCTACCTCTATTTATAGGGGCAGGTCAAGCCCGTTCTATAAATTGTTTACCAAAGAAGGGTTCAAAGTCTGCTCGAATTTTGCAACCACTTTTGAGAGAATTTGAAACCAAAGAACTTGATGAGAATGGAGATGCAAAGAAAGCTCAATATATGAGCTATAAATGCGTTCCAATATTCAATGTTCAGGACATTCGTGGATTAGATAACGAAGCATCAAAAAAATTAGAAAAGCTAATTGATGATGCAGTTCTAACTTCAAAGCCTAGAGAATTAGACGTAAGGGTTAAAGAAGCTCATGATCGTTTATTCCAATGGGAAAAGCAAATCAACACTCTTGTAAAAGGTGGAGATAGAGCTTATTACAGAGAATCAAGTGATGAAATTGTAATTCCTAAAAGATACAATTTTAAAAATGACGAATCTTATCTAGCTACATTTGCTCATGAAGCGATCCACTCAACAAAGCATAAATCAAGATTAAATAGAAACAATCTTTCTTATGCAAACGAGGAATTAGTCGCTGAGTTAGGTGCATATATCGTATGCAACCGACTACAGATTTCTAATTTAGACACAATGAACCATGCCGCTTATTTAGAAAGTTGGTGTCCAATGCTTAGAAAAGATCCAAAGATCTTATTTAAGTCATTAGCTAACGCTAGTAAGGCTGCTGAAATGATAATTGGTGAGCAATAAGCTCACCTTTTCTTTTATTTATTATTATGACTAACAAAAAAATAACCGACCCTGAAATGATTAAAGCGGGGGAAGATTTGAATAGAATGTCTAACTTATCAAATAGGGTCATATCAAATGATGAAGACTTATTTGAAGAGTTAGGAACGATCCAAAGAAAACTTTGTGATGTGTCTGCTATCAAAGCGGATTTTTTACAAAGATATGAGGATATTATCGAAGAACAGTATAATCTTGAAACTAAACTAGCAGTGATGCAAAATGAAATGCTTCATTCGTTTGAGTTAGTCAAAAGATACTATAAAACTAAGAAAAAAGGATTTAAGTAAATGAAACAATTTATTCGAGATACTGAAAATTTCAACAAATTTGAAAATCAGTTAGGTCAAGAATCTAACTCTATTCATAAAGTAAGAAGAGTTAGAAATCTTAAGACTAAACAAGAAAGGGTTCAAAAAGATTTATCTTTACCAAACCAAAAACAACCAAAGAAAAAGGGCTTTAAATAGCCCTTATTTTTTTAAAATGGTTCGTCAGTTTCAGTTAAATCACAATTAGTAAAATCTAAACTTAATTTACATCTAGTCAGAATTAAAGTTTCATATAACTTTTTATCTGAAGAAAGAGCTTTAGTGATAAGATTATCCCACTCTTCAGAGGATAATTCATTCAACTTGTAGGGATTATAACCTAACCTTTCGATTGAGATTATATGATTCTTAATTAGACTCATAATAGACTTATTGTAACATTATTAATATATCATACTTTGATTGACAATAGCATCATATATACACTAATATAAATATTAAGTTCACTTATCCTAAGAAACTTATGCCTAACTGGACATTCAACAGAGTAAGAGTCAGAGGTGATGACTCTGAAAGAATACAGGAGATTAAAAAACTCTTTGAAGGGAAAAATCCTTTCAATGTTTTAATCCCTGAACCTGATTGGACTACAACTCCTTTAACTAAAGAATATGCAAAGTCTTATTCTTTTTCCGAACCAAAAGGTGAGATTGGAGAATTACCAGTGCAACCCGATCCAAATAAAAAAGAATGGGATTGTCCTAAGTTCGCATCTACTGGGAAGCAAGATGACAGGTGGTATGACTGGAGAAATACTCACTGGGGGACTAAATGGCCGGCTTGTGATCTTGAAATTACTCAAGATGATGAAGATTTTCTTGAGGTTACTTTCAATACTGCATGGAGTCCACCTGAACCAATAGTCCATGCTTTACGTTCCAAATACGAATGTAAGGACGAGGCTTCCTATAGCAATGGTAAATATCTTTCCGTTTCGTGGTTATACGAATTGGAAGGAGAAGAAGGTGTGGGCTATCTATAATGCTTACTAAACAACAGATATATACCGCACTGGACAATATGGATAGATTCGGGGGAAGTTTTATAGCTTCCCTTGCAGTCTGCTATAGAAAAGCCGATCCAAATAATCAAACCATATTACTTAATTCATTTGAATCTACCTTTATTAAATACGCTAATTTTACAAATGTCACACCCCATAAATGATGAAATTCTTGAAAAACTTTACGAAGAAGTTAAAGAAGAATTTCCTAATGCTTTAGAACCTTTTGTTATCGCAGAAGTACAAAAACGATTTGAGGAGATGAGTTTATGAACATAACAGAGTCCAGAGATGAAGCATTTGAAGCAATAGCTGAGATGTTACGTTCCAATGTAAAGAAAACTAAAATAGCTAGTAAGTTGGCTGCTGACTACTGTGTTAGTGATAAGACAGTTTACAAATGGATTTCTCGCGTGGAAGAAATGTACGATATTACACCAATCGAGTCAATTCTTCAGCAGCAGAAGGTAGAGCTAAAAACTGAGATATATCAAGATCTCATCAAAGACTACCATGCTGCTAAAGATAATGATGACCACGAACTAAGAAGAAAAATTGGACATATTTTAAATAATACTTACCTTAAAAAAATTAATTTCAACTGAGAATTTCGCTAGCGAATTATGATTGACAACCCTTTACCAGATCAAGTTATGCAGGAGAAAGAAACGCTCCAAAATGCACAAGACTTTGAATTTTATTGCAACCACCATGCAAAAGAAATCGCTACTCACTACAAAGTACATGAAGATTTACATGAAGACTTTGCCGAGTGGTTTCAGGATTATATGTCCCAAAATTCTGATCTATTCGATCATACTTGTATCATGCTTGATGATAGTTACATTAAGGATTGGTGGGAGTGCAATGGAGAATACTTTGATGACTTCGATACACCTTACATGGAGATTACAAAATGAAACTTGAACAAATCTACAAAACACTTAAAGATTTTGTAGAAAAAGAAGAAGCTTTACAATGCAAGTGGCCTTGTGATTCTGATTACAACGTCCCAACTTGGGATAAAATTTATGATGCTTTAGAAATTCTTGATTCAATTATTAATTACGAACCTAGTGATGCTGAATTAGAAGCATATAATGATTACCAAGACCCTCCTCATGTAGTAAATCAAAGAATGTTAGAGATGAAAAGTGAGTCTCATGGAAGGAGGTTTATATAATGCCTAAAGGAAGATATTACGAATACCAAATCAAGAAGGCATCTATTGATGATGCCTTATTCTTTAACGATATTGATTCGTTCCAATATAAAAAACTTTCTTTAGAACTAGATCTTCAATACGAAGATGTTGTTAAACAAAAAATTTTTAAAGATAAATTAAACAATTACATTCACAATCATGATTAACTTATCTAAAAATGATCTAATCATATTAAGATCTGCTATCTCTTATAAAATTGATAATGATATAGAATTATCACCTTTAGACGTAGAAGGATTAAAAGAATTAAGCTCTTTACTTTACTTTTTTATTTTAGAATCAAACAGCAACTAACTGATCTTGTCGTACCATCTCTTGAAACTCTGCTACCTTCTCTTTAAATAATGCACCACAACCTATCAACTCCATAGCTGTTACCCAACGGAGTTGTAGTCCATTTTTTCTTATTATACATACTAATCCTCTTTTTGCTCTTACTCCAGTCTTTTCATACAACCCTTCGTTATACGCTCCGATCTGC